TCAGGCCGCTGGCATCCTCAACCGACTGCCGGATGTCGTTCCAGCAGCCGCGGCAGAACTGGACCTTGTCGAGGAGCAGCCCCTCGCGATTGGTCAACACAAGCTCGCGGTGGATCGGCTTCGCCTCATCGCACAGCGAGCATTCAATGTAAGGTTGTGCGGTCATGGTGTGTCTCCTTGCTGGTCAGTAGTCGAGGCCCTTGGCGTCGACCGCGCTCGCATCGCCCAGGCCGGCCAGCACGTAGGCGAGCTGCTCGGTGATGCGGCCGAGGTCGCCCGCGTAGCCCCAGTCGGCGCTCCGCGCGGCCTGCCGTTTCTGGTGCTCGGCGAGGCGCACGGCGATGCGGGCGAGCAGGTCCTGGGCTTCGGCATACCGCTCGGCGTACAGGCGGGCGGCGGTTTGCGTGGTCGATTGCGCTTTGGCGTTCCTCATTGCGACTCCATTCATCGCTTCAGTTCCGGGTAGAAGCAAGCGAATTCCGCCATCGAATCGCGAGAAAGTTCGATGCCTTTGTTGAGCCTGCGCGCCTACGCCAAACATCGCGGCGTGAGCCTGGCGGCAGTGCAAAAGGCGATCCATTCCGGCCGGATTACGCCCGCCGCCGACGGCCTGATCGACAGCGACCGCGCCGATGCCGAATGGAATGCGAAGACGAGGCCCGGGCAGCGGCGACCGAAAGCGGCGGCTGCCGTGCCAAGGGAGCCAGCCGAGGCGCAGCCCAGCGGGCTCGATTACTTCCGCGCGCGGGCGATCCGCGAAAGCTACCTGGCGCGGCTGGCCAAGATCGAGTTCGAGGAGAGGACGGCGAAGCTGGTAAGTCGTGATGAGGTGCAGGTAGCGGCCTTCACCAACGGGCGCACGGTCCGGGACAATCTTTTGAACATCCCTGACCGCCTGGCGGCGACACTCGCTGCGGAGACCGACGTGGACCGGGTGCATCACATGTTGAGCACGGAGATCCGCAAGGCGCTCGAGGAGCTGGCGGGTGCAAACGGCGGCTGAGGTTTATGCAGAGGCCTTCCGCGCGGGCCTCCGGCCAGACCCGGTTCTGACGGTGTCGGAGTGGGCTGACCGCTACCGGCGGCTCTCCGGCAAAGCGGCGGCCGAACCGGGCCCGTGGCGTACGGAGCGCACGCCGTACCTACGGGAGATCATGGACTCGCTTTCGCCGTCATCGCCGGTCGAACGCGTGGTCTTCATGAAGGGCTCACAGATCGGTGGAACCGAGTGCGGCAACAACTGGGTGGGCTACGTGATCCACAAGTCGCCCGGGCCGATGATGGTCGTGCAGCCCACGGTCGAGCTGGCCAAGCGGAACTCGAAGCAGCGCATCGATCCGCTGATCGAAGAAAGCGATGTGCTGCGGGAACTCGTCAAGAGCCCGCGCTCGCGCGACTCGGGCAACACGGTTCTGTCGAAGGAGTTTCCCGGAGGCGTGCTGGTAATGACCGGCGCGAACTCGGCCGTGGGACTGCGTTCGATGGCCGTGCGGTATTTGTTCTTGGATGAGATTGACGCCTATCCGGGCGACGTCGATGGCGAGGGCGATCCGATCCACCTGGCCTTCGCGCGGACGCGGACGTTCTCGCGGCGCAAGGTCTTCCTGTGTTCCACGCCGCTCATTACGGGCCTGAGCCGGATCGAGGCGGCGTTTGCTGAAAGCGACCAGCGGCGCTACTGGGTGCCGTGCCCTCATTGCGGCGAATTTCAGGTGCTCAAGTTCGAGCGGCTGCGCTGGCCCAAGGGCGAGCCGCGCAAGGCGGCCTACCACTGCATTGCGTGCGAGCAGGCCATATTCAACCACCAGAAGAACACGATGCTCGCGCGGGGCGAGTGGCGGCCCGAGGCGGCAGGCGATGGGCGCACGCGCGGCTATCACCTGTCTAGCCTCTATAGTCCCGTCGGCTGGTACTCGTGGGAGCGCGCGGCCGACGACTGGGAGAAGGCGCAGAAGGATGTCGAGCGGCTGAAGTCGTTCGTGAATCTCGTGCTCGGCGAATCCTGGCAGGAGCGCGGCGACGCGCCTGACTGGCAGCCGCTCTATGACCGCCGCGAGGATTATCCGATTGGCACTGTGCCGCCGGGCGGGCTGTTTCTCACTGCAGGAGCCGACGTGCAGCGGGACCGGATCGAAGTGGAAGTCGTGGCCTGGGGGCGAGCGAAGGAGTCCTGGTCGGTCGACTACCGCGTGCTCATGGGCGAGACGGCGCGGACCGATGTCTGGCGGCAGTTGGACGCCTTGCTCGATGAGGAGTTTCCCCATGCATGCGGCCTGCGGATGCCGATCCGCGTGCTGTGCGTCGACTCGGGATTCAATCCGCGCATCACTTACGACTGGGTCCGCCAGCATCCGCAGGCTTCCTGGGGCCCGGCCGGGGCACGGGCCGCGCATCCGAAGACCGCCGTGGCGGTGAAAGGCACGGCGCGCACCGACCGGCTGATTCTGGGCGCTTCGCCGGTGGACGTAAGCAGACGGCGCGGCACGCGGCTGTGGACGCTCGGCACGCCGGTGGCCAAGTCGGAACTCTATAGCCGCCTGCGCCTCGTGCCGCCGGCAAAGGAAAGCGGCGAGCCGTTCCCGGCGGGCTACTGCCACTTCCCGCGCTACGAGGAAGAGTACTTCCGGCAGTTGACTGCGGAGAGCCTGGTCAAGGGCCACTGGGTGGTGGCGCCCAACCGGCGCAACGAAGCGCTCGACTGCCGGGTTTACGCGCGAGCCGCCGCGTCCATTTATGGCATGGACCGATTCACGGAGAAGCACTGGCGGGAACTCGAGCAACTCTTGCCCGCACGTGCCGTGCAGCCGGAACCGGCGGCGCCGTCGCAGCCGCGCCCGGTGCGCCGCGTGACCGTGCGATCGAACTGGATGAAGCGCTAACCGGGGTACCCCATGGCCTACTCGCAAACGCAACTCGAAGCGCTCGAGGCGGCGCTCGCGAGCGGTACCCTGCGCGTAACATTCGAAGGCCGCAGCCTCGAGTACCGCAGCGTGGATGAGCTCAAGAAAGCGATCGCCGAAGTGAAAGCCTCCCTGGCGGCGGCCGATCCAGTCCGGCCCCGCTCGCGCGTCGTCCGGACGTACACGACCAAAGGTTTCTGATGGGCTACTGGCGGAACTTGATGCGGGCGGCCTTCGGCCCGCCGCTGCGGGCGCTTGCGGGTTACGAGGCCGCCGCCACGACGCGCCGCACGCTGGGCTGGAGCCCATCGAACGAAGGCATCAACGCCCTCGTCACTGGTGGCGGCGATGCGCTGCGCTCGCGCTCGCGCGACATGGTGCGCCGCAACGCCTGGGCGAGCAACGCGGTCGAAAGTTTCGTCGGCAACGCCGTCGGCACGGGCATCAAGCCGCAGTCGAAACACCCCGACGCGACCGTGAAGCGGCGGCTTCAGGAACTCTGGCTGCGGTGGACGGACGAGGCCGACGCCGCGGGTCTGACGGATTTCTACGGACTCCAGGCGCTGGTCTGCCGCTCGACGATCGAGGGCGGCGAGTGCCTGGCGCGCCTGCGCGACCGCCGGCCCGAGGACGGCCTGACGGTCCCGCTTCAGCTCCAGCTTCTCGAGGCCGAGCACCTGCCCACGACGAAGAACGAGAATCTGCCGAACGGCAATGTCATCCGCGCAGGAATCGAGTTCGACAAGCTCGGCCGCCGCGTAGCGTACCACCTCTATCGCGAGCACCCGGGCGAGAAGCTTCTCTTCTTCCATGCCGGCGAGACAACGCGCGTGCCGGCCGACACGGTCCTGCACATCTACAAGCCCCTGCGGCCTGGGCAGCATCGCGGCCAGCCGTGGCTGACACAAGTGCTCGTGAAGCTTCATGAGCTCGACCAGTACGACGACGCCGAACTGGTCCGAAAGAAGCTGGCGGCGATGTTTGCGGCGTTCATCACGGAGAACAACCCCGAGGATCCGGTGATCGGCTCAAAGCCCGGCGAGGGTGAGATGGACTCAAGCGGCGCGCCGCTGGCCGGCATCGAGCCGGGCTCCATGGTGAAACTGCTGCCGGGCGAGGATGTGAAATTTACCGAACCGGGCGACGTGGGCGGCATGTATACCGAGTTCATGCGCGTGCAGTTGCGCGCCATCGCCGCAGGCCTCGGCATCACCTATGAGCAATTGACGGGCGATCTCGAGCGCGTGAATTACTCCTCGATCCGCGCCGGATTGCTCGAGTTCCGCCGCCGCTGCGAGCAGTTCCAGCACCAGGTGATGGTCTACCAGTTCTGCCGCCCGGTGTGGCGCGCCTGGATCGAAGCAGCGGCCCTCAGCGGAGTGATCGACGCTCGCGACTACGCCCGGAATCCTGAGACGTACCTCGACGTCGAGTGGCGGCCGCCGTCCTGGGCGTGGGTCGATCCGCTCAAGGACATGAACGCCGAGGTCACCGCCGTACGCGCCGGCTTCAAGCCGCGCAGCGCCGTCATCAACGAGATGGGCTACGACGAGGAGGACGTCGACCGCCAGGCGGCCGCCGACAACGCACGGGCCGACTCATACGGTCTGACGTATGACTCCGATCCGCGCAAGACCACCAGCAACGGGCAGCGGGTCACAGAGCCAGAGCCCGCCACGCAGATCCTATGACGAATCTCTCCCACATCGCTTCGCGCGTGTTCAACACGCCACTGATGATCGATTCGAAGAAGCTCGCGGCGATCCTGGCCGTGCTGGCTCCGCGGCTTGGTATCGATCCGCCTGCTGTGGACGCGGCGCTGCTCGCCGAGCAACGATCACGGAGGCCATATGCCGTCACCGACGCCGGTGTCGCCGTTATCGAAGTCTCGGGCAGCCTGGTCAACCGGGCTTCGGGCATGGAGGCGCAGTCGGGCCTCACCTCGTATGAGCAGTTGGGCAACGAGATCCTCGAAGCCGCCACGGACCCGCAGGTCCGGGGAGTTCTCCTGCGCCTGGATAGCTACGGCGGCGAAGCCAACGGCGCCTGGGATGTGGCGAGCTTGATTGAAGAGGCCACCCGGGTCAAACCTGTCTGGGCAGCGGTTGACGACTGGGCTCTCAGCGCCGGGTATCTGCTGGCCTCAGCCGCGGACCGCATCTGGGTCACGCGCACGGGCGGCGTCGGCTCGGTCGGCATCATCGCCATGCACTTGGATCAAAGCGGCTGGGACGCGGCCAACGGGCTCCGCTACACCACGATCTTCGCCGGAGACCGCAAGAACGATTTCAATCCGCACGAGCCGCTCTCCGAGGGCGCACGGTCGGTGCTCGTGGCCGAGGTCGACCGGCTCTACGGCATGTTTGTCGATGCCGTGGCCCGCCGCCGCAGCCTGAGCGCCGCAGCCGTGCGCGCAACCCAAGCGGGCATCCTCTACGGCGAAGACAGCGTGGCCCAGGGCTTTGCCGACCTTGTCGGCACGTTCCGCGACGCCCTGGCCGCGATGACCGATTCGCTTTCAAAACCCAAGTTCACGAAAGGAGGCACACCAGTGTCTGAAACCACCCGGGCGGCCGTGAGTCCGCCCGTCCCCGATCTCGCCGCGATCGAGGCGCAAGCCCGCGAGCAGGGCTACGCCGAGGCAGCCGAGATCGTCGTGCTGTGCTCGATCGCCGGCCGCCCTTCTTTGGCCGGCGACTACATCAGCCGCCATCTGTCGGCGGCCGAAGTCCGCAAGGAACTGCTCGCGCTGCGGGCCGAGGCCGACAGGGAAGAGATCCGGTCCCACGTTCTGCCGGAGGCGAGCACCGCAGCCAAGCAGAACATCGACGAGAACCCGGTCGTCAAGGCCTGCCTGGCCTTGTCCGGGGCGAAAGGAGCGAAATAACCCATGCCCGTTCAATCCGAATCGAACTCCCTCGGCGACTGGCTGAAGTATGAGGAGGACAACCTCTACAGCCGCGACGAGGTCACCGTCGCGAGCGGCCAGAACCTCGCGACCGGAACCGTCATCGGCGTCATCACCGCCAGCGGCAAGGTGACGCAGCTGGCGCCGGCCGCTTCCGATGGCTCCGAAACAGCCGCCGGTGTGTTGCTGAATCCCGTGGACGCAAGCGCGGCCGACCAGCCGGGCGTCATCATCGCGCGCCACGCCATCTGCTCGGCCCATGGTCTCGTCTGGCCCGCCTCGATCACCGGCCCGCAAAAGGCGGCCGCCATCAGTCAACTGAAAGCCCTGGGCATTCTCGTCCGGGAAGGAGCCTGAACCACAATGCCGATGCTCAATCCATTTGCCACCGATGCCTTCAACATGGTCGCTCTCACGGCGGCCATCAACAAGATCCCCAACACCTACGGCCGGCTCGAGCAGCTGAACCTCATGCCCGCCACCGGCGTCCGCACCCGCACCGTCATCATCGAGGAGATGAGCGGCGTGCTGAACCTGCTGCCCACGCAGCCTGTGGGCGCGCCCGGCACCGTGGGCACGCAGGGCAAGCGCAAGGTCATTCCGCACATTCCGCACGATGACGCCGTGCTGCCCGAGGAAGTCCAGGGCATCCGCGCCTTCGGGTCGGAGTCCGAGACCGAAGCGCTCGCCGAACTGCTCGCCCTGAAGCTCCAGAACATGCGCAACAAGCACGCCATCACCCTCGAGCACCTGCGCATGGGCGCGCTCAAGGGCGTGATCCTCGACGCCGACGGCTCGGTGCTCTACAACCTCTACACCGAGTTCGACATCACGCCCAAGACGGTAAACTTCGCGCTGGGCACGGCCTCGACCGAGGTGCTGCTCAAGGTGCTCGAGGTGAAGCGCCATATCGAGGACAACCTCAAGGGCGAGTTCATGACGGGCATCCTGTGCCTGTGTTCTTCGAGCTTCTACGACGCCTTCACAACGCACGCGAAGGTGAAGGAGGCCTTCCAGTACTACCAGCGCAACCAGCAACTCGGCAACGACTACCGCACGGGGTTCACCTTCGGCGGCGTGACGTTTGAGGAGTACCGCGGCCAGGCGACCGACGCCTCAGGAGCCGTGCGGAAGTTCATCGCCGACGACGAGGCGCACTTCTTCCCGCTCGGCACGGCGAACACCTTCCGGACGTTCTTCGCGCCGGCCGACTTCAACGAGACGGCGAACACGCTCGGCCTGCCGCTTTACGCCAAGCAGGAGCCGCGGAAGTTTGGCCGGGGCACGGACCTGCACACGCAGCAGAACCCGTTGCCGATCTGCCTGCGGCCCGAGGTGCTGGTCAAGGGGACGAAGTCCTGACCATGAGTAGTTGGGAAGCGGCGGTGAGGGACCTGAACGCCGCCGTCGTCCAAGCGTTCGGCCGCGAGGTCATCTACTTGCCCGAGGAGGGCAGCGCGGCGACGGTCCGCGCGGTGTTTCAGCCGGCGCGCGAGGCCGAGGATGCATCACCGGGCGTCTATGCCGCGCTGTTCGTGCGGCTGGCCGATCTGCCTGCCGCGCCAGTGCGCGGGGACGAGGTCGAGATTGACGGCGTTCGCTACAAGGTCTTCGACATCGAGGCCGACGCCGAGGGCGCCGCTGTGCTCCGGCTCCGCCGGGTGAGCTGACTTGTGGAAGATCTTCCACAGGTCGGCCCCGCCAAGAGCCACTTCCGGAAAATCTTCCAGAAGTCTGGGCTGTCGCGGCCATCCACTTGTGGGCAATTGCGCACAAGTTCGGATTTCCGCGCAATTGCGCGGAAGTTCCTGGGGGGATTCATGCCGAGTGTCCGGGTCTATCAGAAGAAGCAACTGCGGCTCGACCTGCTCAACTTCCGCCAGCGGCAGATGTATGAGCTGGGCGCGGCGGGCGTCGCGGCGGTCAAGGCGCGGCTCGCCGTGGCGCAGGGTCCAGAGGACTCGGCGGCCAAGCCGCTCACCAAGCGTTATGCGATCTGGAAGACGCGCAAAGGCAAGGGCAACCGCCGCAACCTGACCTTCTCGGGCGACCTGCTGCGCAACTTCCAGGTCCGCACGGTCAGCGAGAACCGGGCCAAGGCGAATGTCTCGACCCGCAAGGACCGGATCAAGGCCTGGGCCAATCAGAAGCGCGAGGCGTGGATGGTGTTTTCGCCGAAGAATGAGGCGGCGGTCGTGGAGGCAGCCCGGAAGATGCTCGAGGCGATGAAGCCAAGGCTGCTGGTCGAGCGCGTCCTGGGAGGGAAGCAGCGATGATCAACCCGGCGGAACTGGTAGACAACCTGGTCGCTCTGCTGCGCGACATCCCGGAACTGGTCGCCGAAATGGGTGACCCGCAGCGGATCTTCGCCTACCACGACCAGTATCCGAAGCGCGCGAGCCTGGCGGCGGCGATCCACGACATGCCCGCGCCGGGGATCATGGCGGCCTGGCAGGGGACGAGCCCCGGGAGTTTCGGCGGCCTGGATGTCTGGCGGCACCAGGTGACTCTTTACCTGCGGGCGCGGGAGACATTTTCGGGCGACCCGCCCACCGCCTACTACTGGTTGTTCCGGCTCATTACCAAGGGCGTGCCGGCGTCGGCCGGAGTGCCGATGCTCAACGCCACCGTGCACCCGGCCTGCCACCCGATGGACCTGCCGCTCATCCAGCGGCAGACCGACGCCGAGGGGCTCGACTATTTCGAGGCGCCGCTCAGCTTTGCGGAGATGGGAGATGACTGAGCAAGTGGTTCTAATCTCGCCTGATGGCGATGTGCGGCACGTCGAGGCGAGGCCGGAGGTCTTGGTCCCTCTTTATTCCGCATCCTTGATTATTCCGATCGCGGCCACGGGCTCACGACCCTCTGGAGCGGCTACTTGATGCCAGCCGGCGACTAAAAGCGGGATCAGGACCTCGGGATTGGCCTCGACTTCGCGAATCTCCCCGCCGTACGGAGCCTGCAAGAACACGCGATCAGTTGCCATTCCTTGCCCTTCTCAACAGCAGCGGTCACCGGCAAACGCTCACTGAGAGTCCAAGCGGCGCAGCCTTCCGCTGTTGTCGCATTCGGAATAATCCTGAGACCCTTCTCCTGTCAGCAGAAAGGAGCTGACTGGAGAAATGCTCGAAAACTACTTTCGCGATGAACTCGTTCTGTCACGCCTTCGCAATGGCCCGATGGCGCCGCACCTGCCGCACCTCATCCGTGCGATGGAGGAGCAGCAGTTCAAGCACCGCATCATTCGGCGTGCCATTCGCAGGGTGGATTCCCTTGGCTGTTGGCTCCAACAGCAGGGTGTCCCCTTGGCTGAGGCCGATGAATCTCACGTCAGGACGTTTGTGATGCAACGTTCCCGCACTTCCATAGGCCGCCTGGTCGCGTCCGGGATGACTCGCATCGTCCCGATTCTGCAACAACAGGGAATCCTGATCGCACCGGAACCCCGCACGGAGGCGGATTGCTGGCTTCAGCGCTTCGATGAACATCTTGCTCGCGTGCATGGCGTCTGTGCAAAAGCTCGTTCCAACTACGTCAGATACGCGCGACGCTTCCTGGCCTTGCGCCCGGGAGGCGCACTGCCACCCTGGGCGAGCCTCGGCGCTGACGAGATTCAGGCATTCCTCCAGTCGGAGATGGAGAAGATGCAGCCCGGCCCGGGTCGTCGGCAACCAATGACAGCGATGCGCGCCATGATCCGCTTCTTGGCGACGGAGGGCAGCCTCTCGCCCAATCTGGCCAAAGCGATTCCGGCCATGCGGGATTGGCAACATGCAACCTTGCCCAGGTACTTCACGCCGGAACAACTCGATGGCGTGCTCGCAGTTTGCCGGGCGCATGCCACCATCAGCCTGCGCGATCGCGCGATCGTGCTTCTGCTGGCGCGCCTCGGCATGCGGTCCGGCGAGGTGCGGCAGCTTCGACTGGAGGATGTCGACTGGACCGAAGGGGCGATTCACATCCGTTTGGGAAAAGCGCGCCACGAGCGTGTTCTGCCTCTGCCTGACGACGTGGGCGCCGCGCTGGTTGCCTATCTCCGCCGGGAGCGGCCGCCGAGTTCCTGCCGCACGATCTTCCTGCGTTCCTGCGCGCCCCACACGACCTTGAGCTCGATCGCCCGCATCGTTAAGCATGTCCTGCAACAGGCCGGCATTGCCGGTCCCGGCGTTGGGGCCCATCACCTCCGCCACACCGTCGCCACGCACCTGGTCCGGCAAGGGGTTCCTTTCAAGGAGGTGGCCGACATCCTCGGGCACCGCAGCATCGAGACAACCGGCATCTACGCCAAACTCGACGTTCCGTCCCTTGCCGGCATCGCCTTGCCGTGGCCGGGAGGTGTGCAGTGACGCCATCGCAATTGACTGCGCGGTTGGAATCCTATTTGTCGTTACGGCGTGCAATGGGCTTTCCCATGAAACTTGAGGAGTCCCAGTTGCGAGACTTCGTGGCATTCCTGACGGCCAACGCTGCCAACGGGCGCATCACGGCCCAACTGGCCATCGAGTGGGCGTGTTCCTCGCCTTGTCGTGGGGCCTCCGCCCGTGCCGGGCGTCTCAATACGGCTCGCGGGCTGTTGCGGTATCTGAGCGCGTTCGCTCCCGATGTCGAGGTTCCGGAGGCCGGGCTGCTCGCCGGGGGGCGCCGGAACAAGCCGTACTTGTTTTCTCCGGCCGAGATCCAGCAGTTGCTGGAAGGCGCCTCCCGCTTGCATTCGCAGAGCGCGTTGTGGCCCCACACGGTCGCCACCGTGATTGGGCTCGTGGCCAGCACTGGACTACGTTCGAAGGAAGCGCTGAAACTGACCGTTGCCGATGTGCAACTGGATGTGGACCCGCCACGGCTGGTGATCCGCGGGGCGAAATTCCGCAAGTCCCGAATCGTACCGCTGCACGTCTCGACCGCCGCCAAGTTGCGTGAGTATGCCGATCAACGTTGCCGGTTGGGCTATGACGGGAGCGAAGCATTTTTCGTCTCCGAACACGGCAGGCAGGCGCGTTACGATCGCCTCCGGAAGTGCGTGCAGGAACTGGTGCGCGATCTGGGAATCCAGCCGCATCCGGGGAGCGGACGATATCCGGGACTGCACTGCCTACGCCACACCTTTGCGGTTCAGCGCCTGCTTGCCTGGCAGGAACAGGGACTCGACGTGAAGGCGCTGCTCCCCCATTTGTCCGTCTACTTGGGCCACCACGACCTTGTCGAAACCTACTGGTATTTGACGGCAACCCCAGCCCTGCTGACCGCTGCCGCGCAACGCTTCGCGAACTACGCCGGAACGGAGGTGCTGTGATGACCGCATCCGCATCTCTCGCTCCCGTGTTGCAGTTCTTCTTTACCGAGCATTTGTCCTCGCATAAGCAGGCCAGTCCACGGACTGTTCTCGCTTACCGGGATGCGTTCCGTCTTCTGCTTCAGTTTGTCCAGGCCAAGACCGGCAAACCGCCATCGAGCCTGTGCGTGCAAGATCTGGATGCTCCCGTCATCCTGGCGTTTCTGGATAGCCTTGAGCAGCATAGGAACAACACGGTCCTGTCGCGCAACGCCCGGCTGGCCGCGATCCGCTCCTTCTTCCGCGTGGTCGCCCTGCGCGATCCCGCCAGCGTCGGTGTGGTGACGCGTGTGCTCGCCATTCCCATCAAGCGGACAGACAAGCGCCTGGTGGGCTATCTGACGCGCGAGGAGATGGACGCTGTGCTGGCCGCCCAGGACCAATCCCAATGGTTGGGCAGACGGGATTACGCCTTGCTGCTCACCATGTATAACAGCGGCGCGCGCCTCTCTGAAATCACTTCCCTCCGGCGGCACCACGTAATTTTTGGTCCGACCACGTATCTGCAACTGAAGGGCAAGGGACGCAAAGAAAGAGACGTTCCGCTGTGGACGAAGACAAGTCGTGTCCTCCAGCAATGGTTTCGCGGCCTGGAAAGCAGTCCAACGGATATCGCCTTTCCCACCATACGAGGAACACCACTCTCGGCAGACGCTGTGCACCACCTCTTGAGTCAGGCGGTGAAACGGGCGGCCCCGGTATGCCCTACACTGGCCGCCAAACGAGTCACGCCTCATGTTCTCCGCCACACCACGGCCATGCATCTCATGCAAGCCGGAATCGACATGGCGGTGATTGCTCTCTGGCTCGGACACGAAAGCATCGAGACCACACACAAGTACGTAGAGGCGGATCTTGCGATCAAGGAACGCGCCCTGGAGCGAATCGCACCCAAAGACCAGAAAGCCCGCCGATTCAAAGCCGACGACAAGCTGATGGCGTTCCTGTCGTCGATCTGATTATTCCGAATGTGCCAACTGCAGGAGGCAAGCGCCGCTTGGGCGTCCGCGGCGCTTGCCACAGGAGCGAGGCTGATCATATCTTTCGAACTCGAAATCGAAGGCAATGGAAATGGCCGCTGATCGTGTGTATTTACAGGCTCCATACGAAGGAGAGGTCCGAGAGGTCGAAGCTACACCCGAGGTCCTGATCCCACTCTTAGTCGCCGGCTGGCATCAAGTAGCCGCTCCAGAGGGTCGTGAGCCCGTGGCCGCGATCGGAATAATCAAGGATGCGGAATAATGCGGCTTATTCCGAATGCGGAATAAACCGCTGATGGTCCGTGGCTACCGGCAACTGACAGAGCACGAGGAAGAGGAGGTAACGCCTGATGTCCGTCACGCGGATGCAGGAAATCCAGATCTGCTTCGGTAAGCAGAAGCAGGCCGACATCTCTACGCCCAACACTGGCGTCCAGATGTGGCAGTTGCGCAAACTCAATGCCGCGCTCGCCAATCCGAAGCTCAACACCGAAAACGACGCCGAAGAATTCGGCAAGGGCCACGAGTTCCCGACGCAGTCCTTCCAGACTTCCTGGGACGTGAACGGCACGCTCGAAAAGTATCTGAGCGCGGAGATCGGCGCCTGGGCGATGGCTTTCGGCCTCGGAAAGGTCGTGAAGTCGGGCACGGCGCCCAACTTCACCTACACCTGTACGCCGCTGTTTCCGGCTTCTGGCGATGCGGCCGAGTTGCCCTACTTCTCCTTCGTCGAGCAGATCCGTCCGGGCGCAGGCGTCGTCGTCGACCGGATGGCCGTGGGCTGCGTGGTCGAAGGCTGGACCATCTCGATCGGCTCGGGACCAGGCCGCGCCAACTCGAAGATCGCGGTCGAACTCGTGGGCTCGGGCAAGTACGTTGAGCCGTCGGGCATCACCGTGCCCGCGGCGACAGTAGAGAAGCTTCTGCCTTCGGCGTCGCTCGCGCTCACGATCAACGGCGTCAACTACGTCTCGAACAAGAACATCGTTTCGCTCGAGACTTCGTGGAAGAACAACGTCCGCCTCGACGGCGGCTTCTATCCCGGCTCCGGCTTCCAGACTCCTGGCGACGGCGCAAGCGGCGCCATTCGCGGCCGGCTCGAGTTTGGCAACCGCCAGGGGACGCTCCGCTTTGTCGCCCGCTTCGAAAACGGCTCGACCGAACTCACGAAGCTCCGCCAGCAAACGACGGGCACGGCGGTGCTGGCGCTCACCTACGACACGAACAACTCGCTCGAGATTACCTGGCACAAGGTCTCCTTCGCCTCGGCCGAAGTCGGCGAGACCGACGGAATCGTCACCGTTTCGGTCGACTGCCTGCCGATGTGGGATGACACGAACGGCATCGTCTCGGCCCTGGCCAAGTGCGGCGTGGACGGGATCTGCCAGTAGAGAGGATTCTCATGTTTGACGCAAAGCAACCCATCACGATCCATCTGCGCACACCCGAGGGCGTGAAGCCTATTCGGGTTCGCTTCCCGACCGACGAGGAGTGGATCGACCGTCAAAAGAAACGCAAGGTCATCGTCAAGCAACTGGGGCGCGGGGTGTCGGAAACGACGATTCCCGACTCAGCAGAAGCCGACGCCGCGCTGCTCACCAAGATCCGGGTGCCTGAGGAGAACGCGCCCGAGGTCGATGCCTTCGAGGCCAGCCGCATCATCGAGCAGTTGAGCCAGGCCGATGTCGACGACGTGGTCCAGCAGGGTGACGCCTTCCGGGTGACGCTGCGCGTGCTCGGCGGCACCGTGAACCACACGCTGCGGATGCCCTCGGCCAAGGACGTCTTCGAATACCGCCGCGGCTTCGCGCGCGTGCTCGACCTGCCCTACAACCGGCAAGAGCTGATCATCAATCTCGCCCCGGCGGGCGCGCTTTTTAAGAAGTTGATCGAATCCTCCGAGGGCTACGCGGGCGATGTGCCGATCATTCACCAGGCCGTCGCGGTGAAAGCCGCGATCGACGCACTGGACGGTGCGTTCCAGGAGACCGGGGACCCAAACTGACACACGGGGAGTGGCCGGACCAGCCCTCCCTGCGGTTTCTCATACACTGGGCGCTCCGCCGCGACGAACTCTGCGACCCCGGCCTCTGCCCCGACGCGCCCGACGATGGCGGCCGCTGCGGCCACTGCCCGCTGGACAAGTTGGACGCGGCGCAATCCTCCGAGGCGGGCCTGTTGCTGCGGCGCGCGCTCGACCTTCGGGTGGCGCTGAAGCTGGGAGTCCGAGTAGATCTTGACGAAATCCGGGCGGACGAGTTCCGCGCCCTCATAATGCTGGAAGAAGAACGCGAAGCGTTGGACCGCGAGCAGATGAACGCGCATGGCCGATAACAGGCTCGAGCTCGTCGTTGAAGTCGACACGAACAGGGCCAATGCGTCCATCAAGAGCGTCAACGCCAGCCTGTCCAGCATGGAGGCTTCGGCGGTGAAGACCGCCCGGGGCGCGGCGCAGGGCATCGACGGCATGACCGCCGCCATGGTGAAAGGCGCGACAGCCGGGAACCTGCTCGCTGACGCCATCAAGAGCGCGCTCGCCTGGGCCAAGGAGTTTACCGTTGGCTCGGTCATGATGGCCGCCGAGAATGCCAAAGCCGAGGCTTCGCTCAAGGCGCTGGCCAACGCCCACGGCGTGGGAGCGGCTGCAGCGTCCAGGCAGGTCGCCGCGATTGAAGAGATTGGCTTCGAGTACACCGAAGCGGCGCACGCCGTGCAGCGGTTGATCGTGGCTGATCTGGAACTGTCGAAGGCGCAAGGCTTGGCGAAGCTCGCCAAGGATGCCGCCGCAGTCCAAAACATCACCGCCGGCGAGGCCCTCGAATCGATCGTCATGGCCATCGAGTCGGGCGCCTCGCGGGGCTTGCGCACGCTGGGCCTCTTCGTCGACTTCCAGCGGGAAGCTCAGATTGCCCAGCTTCAACTCGGACGCGCCCTGACCGAGACCGAGGAGAAGCAGATCCGCTACAACGCGGTGATGCGCGAAGGCGCGAAGATCCAGGGCGCGCATGCGGCGGCCTCGCAGACGGTCGAGGGGCAACTGGGCGCGTTGCGGCGGGAGTTCAACAACCTTCGCGAAGACATCGGCGCCAAGTTCCAGGATGACTTCAAGGCGCTGATCGGCAACCTGCGTGGCCTGGTCGGCTGGCTTCGCGAGAACACCGATCTGTTCAAGAAGTTCGGCGAGGTGGCGCTGTGGGTGTCGGGATTGCTCGCGACCTACGCCCTGGCCGACAAGATCATGGCGCTCGCCAAATCCATCGCGGCGCTGCAACTTGCGAGCATCAACCCATACGCGCTGCTCGCTGTAGGCGTCGTTGGCGCGGGCTTCGCCATCTACTCGCAGTGGAAAGACACCCAGGATCAGCTTCAGGCCCGTTTCGACGAGATGCAGCGGAAGGCGCTGCGCGACGACCTGCTGAGCGGCAAAACCAGCGTGGACACGCTGCGCAAGCAGGGCATGACCGATGATCAGATCCGTGGCCTACTTGGAGAGAAGCGCTGGCTGCCCGGTGAGTGGGAGCCGCCCACCTACGAAGGTCCCAAACTCCACATCAAGTCGTCTCCGGAGCCGGACCTCGAAGCGCTGAAACGGGCGGCCGAGATCCGGAAGCGCCAGGTGGAAGTGGAGCGGGAGAGCGCACGCGCGCTCGAAGAAGCGCGGCGGCGCGGGCTGACAGGATTCGCGCGGGACATGGCCGAGGTACAGGAGCAGATTCGAAAGTGGACGACCTATGTTGACGAGCGCGGCAACGAGCAGCAAATCGCACTCACGCGCAAAGCTTGGGAGAACGTCATCGGCGAGCTGCGCGTGCGCCTGGCGAACTGGCAGAAAGAAGTCCAAGAGACCAACCGCAAGAATCTCGCCGAATACCTGGATGCGGAAGAGGACGCCGCGCGGCGGCGGCTGGAGATCGAGTCGCATCTCTTCGCGCAACGGCTGGCATACAACGAGGAGATTTCCAAGCGGAACCTGGATCACCTCGAGCAGATGCTCGGCATTGAGGAGCAGCGAGCTGGTCTAACGCGCGACGCGCAACTGCGCGCGGTCGAAGCCGCCGATGCCCAAACCCTTGAGCAGAAGGTCGCCGTCGAACAGCGCAAGGCAGCGATTGAGATCGAGTACATCACGCGGGTCCACGAGATCCGCATGCGGCTGTTTGATCTCGAGACCACGCGGATGGTGATCGAAGAGGAGGCGCAGCTCAAGCGGCTCGGATATCGGGCCGACGAAATCCAGGCGCGCCTTGCTGAGCTCTCCGCACAGCGAGATGAGATCCGGCGGTTCCAGCAGGAGGCCACGGAGGCAGCGATCCAGGGTGCGCGAGAGAATGCAGCGATCCGCCAGGCGCAGCTCATCCGCGACCACAACCAGCGCATCTTCGATTCCTTCAAGCGCCAGGCCGAGGGAGTCTTCGACGCGCTGCTCACCAAGTCGCAGTCCATCTGGTCGGCCATTGGGAATTCGCTCAAGACCGCTCTATTGACCGCCATCAAGGACGTGGTCAGCTCGCGCGTGGCCGCGATGCTGATGCAGTTGTTCACCGGAACCCGAGTCTCGCTGGCCGGCGGAGGCGCCTCCGTGGGTGGGGCGCTCGGAAGGCTGGGTGGACTACTCGGCATCGGCGCTGTGCCCGTCTTCGGGCAAGGCGGCGGTGGTCCCATCCCCGGCGGCGCGGCCGGAGGGTGGGGCACTCCCCCCTTCATCCCTTCGAGTGGCGGCGGTGGCTGGGGCGGTCTGCTTGGCGGGTGGAAGGACTTCCTCGGGTTCGGCGGTGGCGTGCAGTACGCGCCAGGTAAGGCGGTGACCTGGGAAGCCGCCACCATGGGCCAGAAGCTGTCGGCTCTTGGCCGGTCGAATGCCGCTCTGCTCGGCGGCGCGACGCTTGCCCTGATGGGCCTCCAGCGCGGGGGCGTTTCGGGCCTGGCCATGACCACCGCCGGCGGGGCGATGATCGGCTTCAAGTATGGCGGCCCACTCGGCGCGGCGATCGGGGCCGGAATCGGAGCAGTCGCCGGGCTGGTGCGGTTGTTCGTGAAGAGCGCACAGGAGAAGGCGCGCGGGAAGATCAAGGCGACTTACGGCGTCGACATCCGTGAGAAGAACATCCTCGCCGAAGTCGTGAACATCGCCAAACAGGGCTTCGGCGGCAACCTCGACATGGCCATCCGCAGCCAGCAGATCCGCGACCTGGTGGAGTTGTACGCGCTGTCAACAGGCCAGACCACTTCAGGTCTCCCGGCCACCGTGCGTCCGGTGTCGCTTTTGCAGCAAGGCGGGAGCCTGTTCCAGTCGAATTCCGCAGGCCTGACGCAGGACCGAATCGGGAGCGGTGCCCCGTCGTCCGCGGCGGGGCCTACGGTGATCAACATCACCGTGCCCGGCGCGAAGGAGTTCTTCGAGAAGGAGACCGTGCGCGTGGTGGTGGAGAACCCGCGCGCGGTGCAGTCGGCGGCGATGACCGCGACCAAGGCCAGCGCCGGCCGCCGCGAGATGACCGGGCTGCAACTGAGTCCAGGGCTGATCATGGCATGACACGAGAGCAACTGGTCGAAAAGATCGCGCGGGCGATCGCGGAGATGGAAGGCTTCTACGCCACCACCGTGAAGCCAACTCTTGCCCAGCGGAACGCGAATCCGGGAAACATCCGCCAGTGGCGCGACGCGCGCGGCAGACCGTATCCTACTCATCGCGGTTATGTGGACTTCGTCGCGTGGGCGTCTGAGCGGTTTCCCGGAGCCTCCCGCGAAGTGATGAGCCGGCGGGCGATCGAGGAAGGCTGGCGCATCCTGCGCGTGCTGGTCGGGCAGTACCTCGATGGCAAGTATACGCAGGGCAAGTCGCCGACTGTGGAGGAGATGTTCCGGGTGTACGCGCCCTCGGCGGACGGCAATCATCCGGCGAACTATGCCCGTTTCGTCGCCAGCAAGATTGGCGCGCGGCTTGACCAGAGACTCCTCGACCTGGTGACCGCCTGATGCCGGGCTCGGTACAGAATGCTGCACCGCTCGCCGTGATGCCGGCCAGCCTTTCGCGCGCCTTCGTCCACGAGCGCGAGTATCCGGTCCTCGACAACGAGTACCGCAACGGCGAATCGCAGAGGTCTGTGCAGGCAATGAACAGCCGCAAACGCTGGCGGTTGGCGAAGCGGCTGACCGCAGCGCAACTCTCGGCCCTGCGCGGTTTCTATGACGCTCGCAAGGGCCCGACCGAGCCGTTCTGCTTCTACGACCCCTATGAGACCAGCCCGAAGTTTTCGCACGATCCGACCGGCCAGGCCGTCGCAGGCCGTTACACCGTTCGCTTCGGCGGTCCGTGGGAACAGAGTGCCACGCTTGCGCGCGCCGATCTCTCGCTGGAGCTGATTGAACTTGCCTGACTACATCGGCAACATCGCGGTCCCGGAGATCGCGCCGAGCGGGGTGTTCCCGCTCGTGCCCGATTACCCGCTCGAAGTGCGCCGCGACCGTGCGGTCGCCGTGCACCAGTTCGGCAGCGGCAATGCCAAGATCGAACAGCGCATGCTCGTCGGCACCGGCGCGCGGCGCTTCACCATTCGAAAGCAATGGCTCCGAGACGCCGAGCGCATCGCACTGCGCAACTTCTGGGAGTCGAAGTACGGGCCGTACGGTGCGTTCAACTACAACGCTCCGAACGAGAGTGGAAGCGGTACGACGCCTGTCATCTGCCGCTTCGCCAACGAGCCGCTTTCCTGGGAGATGGTCGCCGACTGGGCCTGCTCTCTGGGCGTGACGCTCATCGAGATCCCCCAGACCAGCCCGTCTTATCCGCTGAACCAGACCGTCAACCGCTTTCCGCCCGCCGCGCTCCAGACCGCACTGCTCTCGCAGGTCCAGGAGATCATCCCGCTCGTCCGCATTCAACCTCTTCAACCTGGTTATCCCGCCATCCATCTCAGTGATCGCCGGTGTACGATCGACGTCCAGCTTTACCAGGCGCGCCTGTTGGAGTTCGACGGAATCTCGCAGTCCATCGGCAACGAGTCGGACGAGGCCCAGTTCACCTTCGGCAACGCCGACCGCGTGATGCGCGACCTCTCGAACGACGTCGATCTCTTCCGCGCCGAGATCGCCTTCAGCCTGTTCCACGTTGGCGCCGGGATCAAGCTCGATCTCTGGAAAGGCAACATCGTGAACTGGACCTGCGACTCGGGGCCTGAGTTCCGCGTCACCGCCGCCGATGGGCTCTACGAGCTGAACCTGCCCTACCCCACGCGCAAGATCTCCCGCACCTGCTGGAAGCCGTTCAATTCCGCGTCGTGCCCGTTCACCACCCAAGGCACCCTCGATCTGGTCCACTTCCCCGAGGCCGACCCGACCCGCTGCGACAAGGGCTTCGACACTCCGAACGGCTGTCGCGCCCACGGCATGAACGACTACTACGGCGGCATCATGGCCAAGCCGCAGGGCGTGCGCATCAAGGACAACTCGACCGGCGTGTGGGGATTCGGCCGCTCGACGCTCACCTCCGTCTCGCTCGTCGCCGACTCGATCTACGATCAGGTCCTGCCCGAGATCTATACCGATTCGCCCATGCCCGTGAACTGCAAGATCGCCTCGGGCCGCGACGAGAGTGACTTCTACGCCGCCTTGGGGATCGTGGGCGAAGGGCCGTTGGGGGCCTATGGCACTGGCCACAAGCTCGACGGGCAGTATCATCACGGCTACCCGGGTTCGCTCGGCCTGATGACCAGTCTGGGCCCCGATCCGAATCCAACGACATTCGGCATGGACACCGACGCCGGCCCAGAGCGCGCGGCCGGCACCGCGTTCCTCATGATCCGGCGCTCGGACGCCAAGGGATTACAACTCTCACGCCTGAGCGAGCACGCCATGGAGGCCGTCGTCGCCCAGGGGCTGAGCGGCTGGGTGTGGACCTCGCCCGGCGTGCGCGTCTACGGGCCGCCGTTGACGAACCCCATCTGGATCGCGGTCAACATGCTCCTGCGCGCCCGAGGGCTGCGCCTGGGCGCGGGCACCACCACCGAGCAACTCGATTTCGCAGAGACTCTGTTCGACGTGGAGGCGGCGGTCGCCGCCGCGGCGATCTGCGACGATCAGGTTTCGAAGCTGGTGGGCACGGGCACGGAGACTCAGTTCAAGTTCCGCGGCGTCCTCCAGGAGGAAAAACCGCTGCGCGACTGGCTCCAGGAAGTCTTGATGAACTGCCTGGGCTATTACACCTTCGCCAACGGCAAGCTGAAACTCGGCGTGCGCGTGAACTCCTCGGCGGTCGAGGCCTTCACCGAAGGCAACATTCTGTTCCGCAGTCTGCAACTCGCGCCACTGAAACCTTCGTCCAATCACCTGACGGCCAACTTCGCCGACGAGGATTTCGAGTTCGTCGCCAACTCGACCTCGCTCTACGACATCGACCACGCGACGCTCATCGGCGGCGGGGCGGGTCCGCTGTTCCTGAAGTCGACGGTGAATCTCTCCGGCTCGGCATCGAAGTCGCAAGCGGCGCGCATCATCACCGTGCGGTTGCGCGAGGAACTGGGCGGCATCACACCGGAGGAGTGGAAGAAGGCGCGTCAGATCAGTTTCCGCACAACGGTCCTGGCGCTCAACACCGAGCCCGGTATGGTCTGCTCGATGACCCACCCGGACATGCCGGGCGGCTCCGGCGAGTTCCGCGTGACCGGCTGGCGGCTGAACCGCGACTACTCGATCGACATCCAGGGCCGCACGACGACGGACTCGATGTACGACCTGGTCGCAGGCCCGAAACCCGCAGACGTCGTCCCCGAGCCGCCTGCCGAGGAAGTGCTCATCGACACAGGCGTCCCCGGAGTGCTAAACGGCGTTCCCCGCTTGGGTGACTACAGCACGTTCGCCATCGACGACATGACCGTTGCGCCTGACGCCTCCGGCAATGCCAACATCGTCGGCGCGCACGAGATCACGCTGGCGCTTTACTACGTGGACGAACTGACAACCGATCTCTGGGCGTCCATCGACACCGCCATCGACTCCGCGTCCGACCCCGTCACCGTGGTCTGCACCGTCAACCCCGATACGCAACGCGTCTTCCGGGTAGGCGATTTCGTTGTTTTCAATGACGAGTCCGCTGACCCAGCGAACCCGGGCCGGCGCTCATACGAGTGCGCCCAGATCATCGGCCCCGGCGCGCCCGGCGACGTTGTGCCGAGCGGGGAGTTTCACCTGCAACGCGCCTACCCGGGCGTGCCCGAAGGGCAGGCGACCTTCGGCACCCTGCGCTGCGCGCATCTCGCCGGCATGCGCTTCTACAAGCTTGATCAGAAGACGTTCACCTTCAGCGTCCGCAAGGGATTTTTCCGCACGCCGGACTTACCAGCGAGGATCGAGGCAAAGCTGCCGAGCGCCTGCATTGTCGCGGCGCTGGCAGGTGTGGCGAACCATTTCGGCTATGGGCCATTCACCGTCTTCCCGCTCTCTCGGCACGACGAGCCCTACATGCCTGGCCTCCGCACCTGCAACGGCGGCGCCTACACCTTTCAGGTCCCAGGCCCGCTCGTGGTGCAAGAGAACGTCGTCATCCCGATGAAGGTGCAGGACGCCGCCTCCATCCGCTGCGTCTACGCCTATCTCCAGCGGGGCACGACCGACGGCCAATCGGCGTTCCTCGCCAAGATCAGCCGCGACGGCGGCGCGACGTGGGAACCGCTTGAGTACATGGGCATCGCGCAGGCGTTGCCGGACGCCTACAAGACGACCTATGACTTCCTGGTAAACAACGAAGGCTACGGGCTACCCGCCACGCGCCGCCTGCCGTACGCCGACTACGGCTTGGTGCTGATCTCGGCAGTAACCGCCGGGCCCGATCCCCAGACCTTGCAGACCGCCTCCTACGGCGCGAACCGGCTCGGCCTTGTAGCCGGCAGCTTCGTCTTCCTCGATCCCGGCGGCGCGAACGAAGAGTACGTCCGCGTAATCAGCATCGATCCGGAGAATCAGACGTTCCAGGCGATGGTGACCAAAGACCACGCCACCGGTGAGCGCATCCGACCAACTATCTGGCCGACGCCGGTGCTCCGCGAGGGAGACGACTTGGCATTCGATATTCTGGCTGTCGCGTCGCCCGATCCGGGGTCCGACCTGACACTGGTGATCCAAACGTAAACGAATTCGGCGGAACAGCCGAATTGGCAGATGATGGGCGACTCCTCATGGTTGGCGAGCACTACGGAGGGATCGTGTCCAGCTAGCGACGATCCGCCCGGCAAGGGTGCTGGCCGGTTACCGGACGTGCACACACGGACCTCTATGAACGTGGAGCACAATCGAATTTGCTCTGGTATGCTTTATTAATTAAGCAAGGGTCCCTCAGCACGACCGCGACCCCGGCGACGACTTCGATTCTCATCCAGTGAGGGGAGCATGCGCATGAGGCAATCAGGTTCAACGCTTTGTCGGACTCTCGTGATCGGGAGCACATTCTCTGCGTTCGCATTCGCTCAGTTGGAGTTGATTCGCCCAACCCCGTGTGAGCAACTGGTTGTGAGGCCTGAAGCTGGGGGGAACACGTGGGTGAGGGTTGATTTTGAGAACCGCAGCGATGCCACTCTACATCTTTTTCGACTGCTCCCGGACGGAACTAAGAATCCCTCGACTGTGCTCACGCCCCATTACGCAGAGCAGCGTTCGGGAAGACCTGGCGCAGTCTGGATCATAGAAGATGATCAAGGAAAATGCCTGGCCGGATACACGGCGGGCTCGCGGGATGGGAGAGTGCAGATCGGTGATGGCGGGCTACGTGTCGAAATACAGCCGACTTGCCGGATGAACTTCACTGCTGAAGTTTTTCCCGCTTATTCCCTGAGGACTGACGGTAGCGGTCCATATCGTCACGGTGACAGAGGCGTGGTCGGAGTCAGCAATCTGGGTATTATTCTTTGCACCGATCAGCGCACGTGCTCAACGCTGCCGGAGCGCGCGCCGACGGACGCGGCGAAACGTGCTCTTGTGCTTGACCTGGGGTCTCCGGTTTTGGACTCGGGCGCGAAGGACCTTGGTGTGATTCACGCCCACGGCGCGAGCTTTTGCGCGTTCTGGGGTCAAGATAAGACCCGACGGGTGGTCAACAACGGACGTGAAGGGCCGATGATTCGGATAGTATCCGATATCGACGTTGGGGCCAACGTCGAAAGCCAGCGTATTGAAATCCGATTTTTTCTGAATGGCGCGCAACACATTTTGCAGTTCGGCCCTTGGACTGCTGGGCAGTACCAGCCAAGGCAGGGCGCTTTTAATGGTCAGGGCACCACAACAGGAACCATTTTCCGAGTTTCCGAAACGAAGTGGCGCGTACAAAGCGGACCCGACAGCGTTGGGCGGCTTTGGAATAACCGGGACCCAGCCCACCCAGTCGACCTGGGTCTGTATCGATTTTCGTACCGTGTTGAGTTTGATCGCAATTGACTAGTACTCGTGGTTCACCCCGGGCCACGACTTGTAGCTGATCGATACGCGACACTGCCGAGGAGCATGATGTTGGGCCAAGGATCTGGGATGTAGAACAGCTTCATCGGAATGTGGCGAGGTTAGGCCCTTCCGCGCGGGCGGTTGACGCCACCCGGAAGCTGAGCGCGGAGGTGGGCGCCAGCACAGCGCTCTCGGTCTTTCCTCACACCGAAGGGCTGATTTATCAGCAAGGCCTGGGGCCGAGTCCTCGTCGCCTATTCGACCGCCTTGGCGTGTCGCCAATTCCCAGGCTATGTCATCAGAACCTCTCCAGATCTTCGACCCCCGCCGCACAGTCCAGCTTCAGGGCTTCTCCGGCCGGGCCGCTACGACCACCATCCACGACGCAACTGAGACCGGCTTCCAGATCTCCGGCATCTTCCAGGCGGCCGAGGACTTCGCTAACGTCCAACTCTTCTCGGCCTACGACTACTTCAATCACCTGCGCCTGAAGCCGCTCCCGGTGACGGATCTCTCCGGGCTGACGCTCCAGTACGACATGGAGATCCTGCCGGTCAACGGCGAAGAGGGCAACGTCCGCCCCGATAGTGTGCGCTACGCCTCGGTCGGGTGGGACAAGCTCACCGTCACCACCGGCGCGGGTGACATCTACGAAGTCCCGCTGATGCACCACGCGGCAGTTGTCTCAGGAGACTGCGCTCCCGGCGGTTTCGGGTTCGCGCTTAATGATCGCGACAACGCGACGCTCGACGAACTGCTGGTCGGCAAGCCCACGCCGGCCCTCACCGACAAGGCCTACGTCTACTTCATGGGCACGCGCTGGTCCTGCACCTCGGCGGAGGCAATCGCCTTCTGCAACCTCGAAACGCGGCTGCTCAACAACATCGGCGCTCCGGACGTTCCTTCCTGCGAGCAGGCCATCTGGTGGCAGGACGATCCGAACTTCTGGCACTACCTGCTGGTGAACAACGGCGGCGCGGGCATCCAGGAAGCCGGCGCGACCGATGCCGCTGACATAGCAACCCGCCTGGCCTCGATGGTGGGCATCTCCAGTTACCTGGTTGATTGCACCGCCTCGGGTAACGTCATCACCGTGACGCTTGAGCCGGGCGTGAACGGCCCGGTCGAGGTCTCGACCAATAGCGGCTCGGCGCCCGCCACGCTGAGCCGGTCCGTTCCCGGCATCTACACCGCGCAAGTGGCCTCCTCGGCCGAGATCCACGTGGGCGACTTCGTTGGAGTCGACATCGGTAGCGCCAACGACGAGGTCGTCAAGGTCCTGGCCGTTGGGCCGGGCACGTTCACGGCGTATTTCACGAAACCGCACTACGGCAGCGTCTGCGACATTCAGTGCCGCGTGCTGCCGCGGGCGCGGCATTTCGGGCGGGTGCTGAGGGATCGCATGGTGGACCACCCACTTCCCGACTACGGCGAACAACCCCGCAGCCTCGCTGCCGAGCAGTTCACCACCACGAACACTTCCTGCGAACTTAAAGTACGGCTCGTGGGGCAGTTGGGCGCGTATGGGCGCGACGCTAACGGCATGCCCGTGCGCGTCTCGGTTGATCCTGACAATGCAATCGTCACGCTCCCTGGCGATGCCACGGTGATGGCAACCACCGTGTCTGGCGCCGGCAACACGCGCGTCTACCGATTCACGTTCCCGTTCGCTTCGCTCTCCGGCTACAAGAACGGCGACCGCAACGCGCTCGTGCCCGTGGCTGCCACGGACATCGTGAAGGTCCATCTCACCTTCGCGCCGCGATTCGAAGACGTGGAGGCAGGCCTCCGCGAAGGCGGGCGGGTGAAGGAGGCAGTCACCGCCACAACGCCCGGCATGGAGGAGGAATGGCATCTGACGGACGCCGAGCAGATGCTCGCGGGCCGGAAGTACTACGTCGGCACGCCGTCCGTCGAGGAGCGAATCTCCTGCCTCTGCAACTTCGGCCTCGTGAAGCCTGATCCCGACGACTCAGCCACCTGGTACTACCGCATCCTCATCCGCCGCGGTGAGGACTCCTCGACGCCGCAGCCCTGGCCGCCCGGCACGCGCATTCAACGGATCTCGACCATCACCGGAACGCGCTCGGACATCGAGTGGCAGGTGAAGATCTCGAACATCACTGTCACCGGTGACCGGGCGCTGAAGGTCGGCGGCGATGCGCCGCGCATCGAAGAGTCCGATGGCCGCTGCCGCTACGAGGGCTTCTGGGAGAACTACGCCTACGGCGCGGGCTGGCCCACGCAGTGGTGGTCGCTCGGCTACGCCAAGCGCTGCGCGCCCAACGACGCCCAGGACAACCGGGCGGTCACCATCCGCTACTCCTACCCGCGCGAGCACGACGTCTATCTCGGCACATGGCTCGGCCGCGATGCTGGCCAGATTCAGGTCACGATCGACGGTGGCGCGCCGGCCGTTCACGATCTGTATCTCAACGACTACAACGGCCTCGCCGCGATGAAGAAACTCGCCCCTGCACTGCCTGGCGGGACGCACACGGTCGAGATCCGGGCGTTGTTTGACAAGCACCCGGCGAGCAACGGTTATTACTTCTACTTCGACTACCTGTGGCCCCTGGAACCCCAGGACCCGCCCGAACCGCCGAAGGTTTATCCCGATGTCTCCCTTGCCATCGACTTCGACACCGACCACGGCTACAAGAAGCCGCCCGCCTGGCACGTCTGGCAGCTTGAGCGGCTCGGCTTCCGCGGCCATGCCGACGTCTACATGGGCGTCTTCTGGAACAACAAGCGCCGCCGCATCGAGGCCACCTACCCGAACTGCACTGTAAGCATCGGCGCCTGGCAGGTTGATCAGCCACTGTGGATCAACCTCTCAGGCACCACGCTCTACTTCTCGCCCGGCTCAGGTCTCGCCACCGAGGACATTGCCGCGCACCTTCGCGCGATGATCAACGTCACCTTCCCCGGCGTCTGGTGTACAAGCGACGGCGGCTCGATCCATATTCGCTCTCGCGCACCGAGCTACGTGTTCACGATTTCGGCCAGCTCGCAACTGAGTATCTCGCAGGGCACGCCGGCGCTCGATCAAGCGGGCGCCGAGGGTGACTGGGAGATGATCGACACGATTTCGCCCGTGATGACCCACGGCGCGCGCAACTGGATTCGCGACCTGGCGCGCGAGTTCAAACAGGCTGGCATCGAGGCCAGCTTCGCCTTCTCGATGGAGTGCTACCGGCCGCCGATGGCGATGGCCGCGCGCTACTGGGACGGCGAGCCCGTCTTCCTGCCGATCCCGTCGCACCAGATGCACTTCGGCCCGCGCGTGCGGAACTACTTGAAGCAGATGTACAAGGAGTGCGCCGACGAGATCGCTGCCGCAGGCCTGCCCATCGTCCTCCAGTTCGGAGAGACGCAGTGGTGGTATTTCCCGAACGCCTCCGGCATGCCGTTCTACGACGACGAGACGAAGGCGGCGTTCCAGGCGCGCTTCGGACGTCCCTTGCACCGGTTCCTCGCGAACACCGAGTCGCCCAGCGACGATATCGAGAGCGCAGACTTTCTGCGGGACCGCATCTGGGAGTACTGCGCCGAAGTCATCAGCTACGTCCGGCGGTTCCATCCCTCGGCGGTGTTCGAGTGCCTCTGGCCGCTCGACGCCAACCAGGGCAAGCCCGCCCCGGATCCCGCGTTCCGCGCGCTCAACTTCCACGTCAATCTGCCCAACGAGTGGAAGACTTCCGGCTACGGTGTGAAGTACTTCCGTGCGGAGGGCTTCGATTATGACGTTTGGCAGAAGAACGCGCGGCTCATGCGGCAGACGCTCGAGTTCCCGCTGAAGCTCGGCCGCCCGGCGTCCGAGTGCATGTACCTGGCGGGGATCTACGGACCGCCCGACCCACCGATGCGCGAGGCCTACGGCATGTGGCGCAACCGCGGACTGTATTCGTTCTGCTTCTGGGCCTTCGATCAGTTCTGTTTGAACTCGCGGGCCGTGCCGCTGGAAGTGCCGGCGCAGTCCACGGCGACGCTTGTCTCGTATCGCCGACCACGAGCCGCGAGATCGCCCGAAGCGCCCGTTGCAGTGGCGCACGCGCCTGAGGCCAGCAGCCGCCTGAACACGTTCCGATTGAACGCGAGGAGGTTGAACGGATGAGCAACTACCCGAACGCGATCGACGATGCATCGAGCCTCTACTCGCCCGCGGATGCCTTCTCGGCCAAGCCGCTCGAGACCATCACGACGATGCCGATCTACGCCGGCGACACCACCATCGGCGTCGAGTCGACCGGCGTGGGCTTCCCGGACGAGTACGGCATCCTCTCGATCGACGACGAGTTGATCGTCTACACCGGCAAGACAGCCACGCAGTTCACCGGCTGTCAGCGCGGAGCGTTCGGCACCGTTGCCGCCCAGCACACCGTCGGCGCAACCGTACGCGCCAACATGGTCTCGGCGTACATCAAGGCGCTTCAGGAAGCCGTCATCGCCATCGAGCAGGAACTCGGCACGGCGTCGAGCCGCAATTACATCCGCAAGGAAGGTCCGGTGACGATCACTGGCGCGAAGGCCTTCGTCGACGGCGCGGAATTCGGCTCGGGCAACAAGGCCGCCACAGGATTGGTCCGGCTGCCTAATACCGGCGCGGTGAAGTGGCGTAAGGCTGATGGCTCCGGCGATCTGGGCCTCGCGCTGAACGCCAATGACCACCTGGTCGCGGACGCAGTCATCGATTTCGCGCCCGGGCAGACTTTCGGCGCGTTCTCCTACCCGGACGCGGGCTACAGCAACAAGGGCATCGTGCAAGTAGACCCAGCCGGAGGCCTCGCCGTCGAATCGGGTGTGCTCTCGATGGCCGCCTCGGGCGCGTCGCCCGGCACGTATCCGAAGGTCACAGTCGACGCCAAGGGCCGCGTCACCGCTGGCGCGAACCTTGCGGCAGGCGACCTGCCGAGCCACACGCATACGGCCACCGATATCGTCAGTGGCGAGTTTCCTCACAAGGTCCAGAAGGACGGGACAGATGTTGGGACGCGCCGTGCGCTCAACCTGGTCCAAGGAACGCACGTCTCGCTTGCTGCTGCCGATGACCCCGCCAACGACCGTGTCAGCGTGACCATCAGCGCCAGCCCGCCGGAAGCCGGCGAAATCACGAACGCCCTCGGCTACGTCCCGGCCAACCGCGCTGGCGAGCACTTCACCGGGCCCATCGACTGCGGCGCGCACCAGACCATCGGCGGCCCACTTGAGAACATGGCGAAGCACTCCGAGGACTTCGCCGCGACAGTCTGGGACAAGAACGGCGGCTCGTGCTCGGTCACCTCGAACGCCATCATCGCACCCGATGGCAACCAGACCGCCGACGTGATCACCGCCGTCACGGATACTCCCGTCATCCAGCAGCAGATCGCAGGCCTTGCCGACGGCGGCATATACAACTTCTACATTTGGGCCCGCGTAGCCTCCGGTACGCGCAAAGTGTCCATCGCCATCGTCGACAACCCGTATGCGGCCTACTTGGCCGGACCCACGCAGGTGACACTGACGACCTCCTGGCAGCGATTCAAGATCACCGGGACGCTCGCGAGCGGCCAGACCGGCCTCTGGATCGTCATTCGCCAGTACGCCGCCAACGGCGACGATTGGACAACCGGCGACATCCACCTATGGGGCGCCTACCTCCAGCAGGGCGACGACCCGCAGAAAGCCTACGCCCGCACCTGGGCGTCGCAGATACCACGCATCTCCTCCGGCCTCGCCGCCGGCCCCACCGTCATCGCCGCGACGGACTCGACCACCTCGCCCCTCAAGATCCACGGCCCCGGCTCCAACCTCGCCGACAGCACGCTGCTCGAGCTCACCCCCAACGGCGAACTCATCCTCGCCGGCGGCTCCGGCAACGGCTACCGCTTCGCCGAACTCGCCGCTGCGAACAACCCGTCCGGCTGGTCCGGCGTACTTAAGGTGAAAACGCCCGCTGGAGCCACCCTCGGCTATATCCTGCTCTACTCGAACCCTTGATAGGCCAATTCGATCCGCTCATTCTCCTGGCGCCTCACGCGCGGTCGGCTGGGGTCAAGAAAAGATGAGAGGATCTGATGCGTCCGGCCACTAATACAAGGTGAGGATTCGGCGCACTCCTGCATCTGGGCGACCGCAATCCAGCTGTCCGAAGCCGGCACACTTCCCTCGTCCACCAGTCCGGTGGTATTCCCTGCTCACCAGGTCAATCCCGACGGAGCCCACAATATGACCAGGTTCTTATCAGCCCGGATCTGTTTGATTCTGCTGCTCGTGCTGTCATCGACAAGCCAGACAGCTTCCTTATACGCTCAGTCGCTGGAGCCCTCCACGCCGAGCAAGGAGTATGTTCGCGCAGGTGGCCGTACGGTTGCCGCAGAACTCCGGGCTTCCACCCCGTCCGGCCCTGTCTCTATCGCGGTTTTCCCGAGCACCGCCTCGTTGGGTCCGAGTCAGAGCCAACAGTTCTCGGCCACCGTTACCGGAAGCGCCAGTACTTCCGTCACATGGTCAGTCTCCCCATCTGTCGGGAGCATCAACTCGAACGGCCTGTACACGGCACCGGCGGTCATCGGCACGGCCCAGTCCGTAACTGTTCGAGCCACGAGCCAGGCTGATCCAAGCAAAAGCGCCACCGCCACCGTCACCTTTTACAGCCCCGGCACTTCCGGATACTTCCCGGTTTTCGGGTCGTTCCTCAATTTCTATCGCAACATGCCGCAGGAGCTTTGGGCGAAGGAGTTCGACCTGATGCGGGAGGTCGATATGGACACGATCGTCGTCGTCTCCGTTGGCCGCCTGAGATCTTCGGCTTCTGACCCATTGGGCTACAGCCTCTCGCCGGAAGGGCTGCTCTACCCGAGTACATGGGTGCCTCCCGCCGAACGTCCTACCACCGACCGGCTGGAGATGATCCTCTCGCTTGCCGATCAGCGTGGGATGAAGGTCTATCTCGGTTCGCTCCAGACCGAAGCGGACTGGTCGACCGGCCTGGAGTTCACCGCGCTCCGCGAATACAACAAAAGGGTCGCTACGGAGGTATTGCAACTCTACGGCGGCCACCCGTCTCTCCGGGGCTGGTACTTCACCCAAGAAGTCTGGATGAACTGGGTCAAGTATTACGGTCCGACGTATTACGGCACGGCCTTGATGCGCGATTTCGTCGCAGATATGAGGGTGATCGATCCCACCAAGCGCTGTACGGCGGCAGTTGTATTCAAGAAGACCGGCTACGGAGCGATGCCGGGCCTCACGCCTGCCGAGCTTCAGAGTGTTACGACCGGTTTTCTCCAAACCACTGGTATCGACATCCTCATGCCGCAAGATGGCGCTGGCGCAGAGGAAGGCGCGGCGCCTTTGAACGAATTGGCCTCCTACTTCGCGGCCATGGCCGCTGCACGCGATGCCGCTGCCACTGGCACGGCTTTGTGGTCGACGACAGAGACCTTCACAGCGAATCCTTACCTCTCCAATGACCGTTACCCGCCGGCGGACGTGTTCCGCATCGACCAGCAGGTGAACGCTATCCGCCCCTACGTCACCGGCTATGTGAGCTGGATCTTCGGCAATGACATGTCGCCTCAGGCGACCTACTATCCGGTCGAGGCAAGCGCCCTGAATCGCGAATACAGATCCCGATTTAAACCGCAGTACTTTCCTCGGTACGAGGTGTTTCCCCTCCAGAGCTATCAGGCGTCTCCCGCGCCGTCACCTTACTACCCGGACTCGCCTTACACTCCGAAGCTCTCAGACCGCACCGGAGGCGGCTACAACGGCTACTCCCTCGCCCATTGGGTGGGATTCCGGATCGAGGAAACAGGTGGTGTTGTGCGCGTTAGCGCCGACCTTGGATCCGTCAGGGACATTCGCATGGTGCGCGCCCTGAGCCAGTCCTGGGTGGTCTCGGGCATCTATCGCCCACGGATGATGACTGTCGAGGTGTCGAGCGATGGGGTGAATTGGACCCTCTTCGGCTCGACGAACAGCTTCCCGAACGACACGCTTGATTTCGCCGTCATGTGGGGCGAAGTGGGAGGCGCTGCCACCGCCCGCTACGTCCGGTGCACCTTTACTCACATCGCGTGGCTTTTCCTATCCGAATTGGAGGTCTTGGGTGTTCCGTCTGCGCCCCCACCGCCTACGGTCAGTGTTACAGTGACGCCTACCTCCGTCGCGCTGACCGAGAATCAGTCTCAGCAGTTCACCGCCACCGTCACCGGCACGACAAACACAGCAGTCACCTGGAGCATGAGCCCGATCATCGGGAGTCTCATCAATGGTTTTTTCACGGCCCCGTCATACATCCCCTCGCCTCAGACCGTCACGGTGCGGGCAACCAGCCAAGCCGATCCAACGAAATCCGGCGCTGGCACGGTAAACCTGGTTCAGAGTACAGCGCCGCCGCCGCGCGTGGGCCCGATGAATCCGGACCAGGGCACCGGCCTGAGTCATCTGTTCAGCTTTGATACGGAAGCTGGATCCGGCAGCATCCAGTGGATCCAGGTGCTTTTCTCCGCATCCGGTGTCACTCAGACCAACGGGTGCCTCATCTACTACAGCACAAGCGATGATATCGCCGCTGTCTCCGCCGATGCGGCCACGCCCGAGAACTACCAGTGGGCTGGATGGGCGGTGATCGGCACTCCCGGCGTCACTGTCTCGAACAGTCAGTGCACGCTGGATTACCAGAATTCTTGGGTCGTGAAGAACGGCTCCAGGGTAACGCTGAACCTGAGCCTCAGTTTCGCGTCTAGTTGGTCTGGAACTAAGGATGTCTTTATGGCGGCAGCCGATTCAGCGCAGACCGTCGCCTGGCCATATGTCGGCTACTGGACCATCCCCTAGCCATGAGGAAGCAATGATGAGGACGGCAACCCTACTTATAAACGTTCTACTGGCTGTGCCCGCCGCCAGTGCCCAAGGAACGAGTCCGGCCAATGGTACGGTTCGCGGAATCGTGCAGGACGAGTTGCGGCGCCCGCTGAGCAATGCAACCGTCTGGCTCCAGATCCGCCGCGCCAATGAGAAAGACCGGCCGCGTCCGTTTCATCAATGGACCAGGACAGGGCCAGGAGGCCAGTTTCAGTTCTCAGGAGTTCCGACCGGAAGATTCATCCTGTGCGCTCAACTCCCCGGCAGCGATCTGGTGGACTCTTGCCAATGGGATTCGCAGCCTCCATCCGTTGTTGTGAGCGGATCGGCGGCAGTTAACGTACCCGCCATCACTTTACAGAAAGGCTATCCGCTTCGGGTCCGCATCGATGATCCACGCGGGGATTTGAGCGTTCAGGAACTGCGCACGCAGGGAGCGGGCGTTCGTCTCGGAGTCTGGACACCGACAGGCCTGTTTGTGCCTCTGGCGCTGCGCTATAAGGAACCGCGAGGTGAAGAGCACGAAGCCGTCGTGCCGTATCGCACTCCCTTGCGTCTGCTGGCGCAGGGGCAACGGTTCGTCTTGGCAGACGAGCGCGGAAACGCGATCGACAATCGCCAGGGGATCCGGCTCCCACTCGTAATTCAGCCGGGCAAGGAGCCGAAGCTGATCCGCTTTGAGGTCAAGGGAGTTGAAAAGCCATGAGCACCCAGCGCATTGGTCTTGGCCGCCGTCGCTTCCTACTTGGAGCCGTCCCTGCGATTTGCGCGGCTCAAAACCGGCCAGCCTCCCGGACAGAGTTTATTGGGCGCGCCGGATTTCCCAGCGAGGTAAGAGCGCAGCTCGACCGGCTCGGCGACCGATTGGTGAAGCCCGGTAAGGAGCGAATGGTCTTGCAGGGAACTTTTGTCGATGCTACAAGCGCACAATCGCCCGTTCAGATGGTCTATCAGCTTCCTGACCGTTTCCGCTTCCAGGCAACCGGCCCGCTCAACAGGGTTGTGGTGTTTGATGGCGAAACGCCCCGCTCCACTCGAGCGCAGATAGATAGCGCAGAGGAAGACCTTTTGGAGAGCTTCCTTGCGGATTCGCCTGACGGCTTCTTCGATGACCTGCGCTCAGGGGCTGCCTTGCGCTTGCTGGGACGGCGATTCCGGCCCGGACCTTCCATCGCTCCGGATTACAAGGGACCGCTCTTCGATATCTACGAACTGGCAGGCGTCGTCCGCATTCGCCGCGACCGCCGCAGCCGTGTAAAGCGATTCTACTTCGACTCCGCGTCAGCCCTCCTACTTCGCGTTCGCTACGAGGATGTCTCTCGGGGACCAAAGGTATCCATCGAGACTCGCTTTTCCGGGTGGCGTGATATTGCCGGAAGTCCGCTTCCAGGACAAGTCGAACGATGGGAGAACGGCAAGCTCATCTTTGCCTTTCGCCTCACATCGGCGAATCTGCTCCCGCGCGGCGACGAAAGCATTTTTCGCAATCCCTAACCGAGCCAAGAGGGAAACTCATGACGAAACTGATCCCGCTCTGTATCCTGTTCGCCGCAGTGGCCTCGGCACAGACCGCTCCCCTGGAGACCAGGCCGCAGCGAGGCTTCTTGCCGAGCGCGGTCTACTCGCTCTCCGAGTTGGATTCCGTAAACACGGTGAACGGGAATCTCAGCCTTCGTATTCCGCTGGCCTCACTGCCGCCCGGCCGCGCGGGCCACAGCTTCGACGTGGAACTGCTCTATCACTCCCAGATCTACGACATCAGCATCGGACGGCGGATGTCGCCCAGCAGCAACGAGGTCCTCACTCAGGAGTTGACCAACGGCAAGACGGGCGGCTGGCATTACAACTTCGCCAATATCGGTGTCGATTTTGAGATCCGGCAAACCCTCAGCGGCGGCTGGAGTTGCACCACCGACGGGCTGCCGGCGATGCGCCTCTATAGGCTGCGCATCGGGTTGGCCGACGGAAGCCAGCACATCCTCCATCTGCGAGGCTACGGAGACGAACTCGGCGACGGCTATAACGGCGATGGTTACTATGCCATCGGCCCCGACGGCCGCCGGACCATCTGTGCCACGTTCTCCTCTCACTACCCGGCTGACGTGACCGGCAGGCTCACCTACTACACCAGCGATGGGACGTTCATGAAACTGGAGATCGATGCCGACGGCTCTTCACCCTGGTGGCAAAAACAATGGACCCTGTACTTCCCCGACGGCCGGCGCATTACTGGCTACAGCGACCGAGCCGACGCGATCTTCGATGCGAATGGCAACCGCATCGACATTCAGCAGCTCTGCCGTGATCCGGAGTGCAACTCGCCGTATACGCAGATTAGCGATTCCTTCGGACGGGCAGTCACCATCGACTACAACGCCAGCGATCCCAATAACTCTTCCCAGGACGTCGTCACAGCGGCCGGTTTTTCGGGCAATGCGACTTGGACCATTCAATGGACCAGCATTCTGATTGGCGGCAGTTCCGTGATCGGCGGGGATGACCGCACCTACGAATGCGGTCCTGAAAGCACCTACTGCCCGCTCGCGATTGGCCACCGGATTGTCTCCCGAATCGATGTGCCTTCTACGCCGCCATTGTTCTATCAGTTCGACTACAGCACCAACACGGACGTCGGCTACGGCGAACTGGATTACATGAAGACCCCTTACGGCGCCGAGATCACCTACCGATATTTCCAGGAGAATCTCTTCAAGACTCTGGCCACCCTACTGAAGAATCCCGTAAAGTCCAAGACGGTGACCCACGACGGCCAGACTGATCCCGCCTGGCAGTACCAATTCAACCAGGGCCAGAGCACGATCACGAACCCGGATGGCGGCGTGGTGACGACGTACTTCTATGATCCCGACATCCTCTCCGATTGGCGCCGCGGATTGGTCTACAAGGTCGTCCAGCCGGAAGGCGACGTGCTGGAACGCGTCTGGGAGCAAAACAAGACTTGGGGTTTGCGGAGCACCTCCCTGGCTGATCCGAACAATCCGTTTGTCAAGAAAGAACTCTCTTCGGTGGCCAGCAATGGCGCCCCCGTGAAGACCGCCATCACCGAGTTCGACCAGGACAAGAATGGAAATCTGCTGGAGCGGCGGGAATACGATTGGGTGCCTTACGGAACCACATCCGGCTCTGTGGTGCGGCGGCGGACGACACAAACCTATTACGTGACGTTGCCCGCCAGCAGCACACTTTCCGATGACGCCAGCGCTTATTGGCGGCCGCACAACGCTTCCCTCTGGCCGGATCCTCTGTCGGGGCGCCGCCTCAACGCGGTGCTGCGCCGCGAGATCAAGGACGGCAGCACCGTACAAGCGGCCAGTGAGTTCGAATACGATGACGCCTACCGGAAGGGCAACCCAACCAAAGACAAACAGTGGGATTCCACCAAGTCGGCGGTGTTGCCAGGGCCAGGCCAGTTCAGCACGGCCAACGCCGTCATCCTCACTCGCTCCTATGACAGTTTCGGAAATCTGACCGAGATCTTCGAGCCGGAAATCCGCACGAGCTTCAGCTATGGCTCCATCTGCGGCACACAAAGCTTGTACCCAACGCAGATTCAACAGGCGCCGGGGCTGTCCGAACAGCGTACTACGACCTATTCCTGGCATTGCGCTACTGGGCTGATGGCCTCGCAAACCGACGTGGAGAACGGTTTCACCATCACCTACCTCTACGACCGCTTGGGGCGGCGAACCGAAACGAACGAAGGGAATCTGCGCGCCAGCGTCACGACCTACGATGACGGAGGCCGGAAAGTGACGGCCAAGGCCGATTTGCGCGCTTTCCGCGCCGGTGAACTCCAGACAGTGACTCACTACGACCAACTGGGCAGAGTGCGCTTGGTGCGGCGCTCCGACGGCGCGCCCTTGAGCGGTACCAGCGAAACAGACGGCATCAAGGTGCAGACTGTTCGCCGGGTGGCTTCCGGCGGCAACATCGAGATCGTCTCGAACCCGTACCGCACCGGAGCCGAGAGCACCATGGGATGGACCTGCACGCAGCAGGACCGCAACGGGCGTGTACGCTGGGTGGGGAGTTTCGTCGGCCCCGTGGCTCCCAGTTCCTGCCTGGATCTTGCCAATCGCACTGCTCTAGCCGAGACCCGCTATCAGGGAGATGTGACGGTTTCGATCGATCCGGCAAACAAGCAGCGCGATCTTGCGCGGGACGCACTCGGCCGCCTGGCCGCGGTGACCGAGTACACGGGTGGTACGCCCGCGACTTATGTGACCACTTACGCCTACAACGCGCTGGACAACCTGGTAGTGGTGCAGCAGGGCAGCCAGAGCCGCAGCTTCGTCTATAGCTCCCTGGGCCGGTTGGTCTCCGCCTACAACCCGGAAAGCGGCGGCGTCTCCTACGCCTACTTCGACCACGGCGGACTGTCCACGCGGACCGACGGGCGTTCCGTGACCACCACGCACAGCTACGACGGCCTGCACCGCCTTCGCACGAAGAGCTACACTGATGGCACGCCGGGCGTGACGAACGAATACTACTTGGCCGGGAACGCGCCGCAGGTGGGGCGGCTGAAGTCGGTGACGAGCTCAGTTGCGTCGACTATGTACACCTATGATGCCCTCGGGCGCGTGACGGCGAGCACGCAGAGTGTCGCCGGCAGCCCTCACAGCTACGGCTTCCTCTACACCTGGCTCTTGAACGACGGACTGGCCACCATGCGCTACCCATCGGGCCGGACGATCACCTACACGCAGGACGATGCCGGGCGGCTGGTCCAGGTGCAGGATGGCTCGAAGCTTTACGCCCAGGGCATTGGCTATACCGCGCACGGAGCCATCACACAGATGCAGTTGGGCAACGGGCTGGTCGAGCAATGGCTCTACAACTCGCGGTTGCAGCCGACCTCGATCCGGCTGGGCGATGTGGCCGGCAGCGACAGCGCGTTCGGCGCCGCGTTGGATTACGGCGCAACCAACAACAACGGCAATCTCGTCTCGCAGCGGATCACGGGCATGGGCCTCGACCGCACGCAGACGTACCAATATGACGGCGTCAACCGGCTGATCGGCGCGGGCGAGTTGGCGGTGTGGTCGCGCAACTTCGCCTACGACCAGCAGGGCAATGGCTGGGTCTCCTCGGCATCGGGCCTGAGCACGTCGAGCTTCACGCCGGTGACGTCGAACTGGTTCAACGCTCAAAACCGGCTGACCGGCATGGGAGCCACCTACGACGGCGCAGGCAACCAGACGGCAATCGGCGGCTTCACGTCCACCTACGACGCCGAAAATAGGCTGAAGACCAGCACGATTAACAACTACACGACGACGTACTTCTACGATGGCGAGGGGCGGCGGGTGAAGAAACTGCTGGCGAGCGGCGAGCAGACGCTGTTCATCTATGACGCCCTGGGCCAGTTGGCGGCGGAGTACACGACGGGGCAGTTCGCGCACTCCGGCACGCGGTACTTGACGGTGGACCACTTGGGCAGCATCCGGGCGGTGACGAGCCAGGAGAAGACCGTTCTCGCCCGGCGGGACTACCTGCCTTTCGGCGAGGAGATTCCGCCGCCGCTGGGCGGCCGCACGAGCGTCTGGGCCGCCGATGGGGGGCTGTTGCAGAAGTTTACGGGAAAGGAACGGGATGCCGAGACGGGTCTCGATTTCTTCGAGGCTCGGTACCTGAGTTCAACCCAAGGGCGCTTTACTTCCACTGACCCGCTAATTTCTGGTCCTCATAAGCTAAACGATCCGCAGAACTGGAACTTGTATGGGTATGCTCGGAACAACCCTCTGCGCTTCACGGACCCGAGCGGCGAGATCATCGAAGAGGACATCGATGATGAGTACCGGAAGCGCTACGAGCGTTGGAAGAAGGACTATCTTTCCACCGTGGCAGGACGCAGACAGTGGGAAAGGTATGCCAACGA